GTGAAATAATCGTGTCTTTTACCTCTGCGTAAAAGTTGGTATGTGTCGGCTGATGACATATTGTCAGGTCCGTCTCCAGTGTTTACTACTACTGAGTCTTGTAAATTTTGATCTCTAAACCATTCGTTCCAAATGAGTCCGTATGCACGTCTCCAATAGGCTGATACTTCTAAGCCTGTTGCTTGGTTTAGTGTTGGAAGTCCCATGTAGTCTTCTAATGATCCTTCTGCGAATCCTGATCCTGCGTCATCCTTGAATTGAGGTACTAAGTAATCTATAGTATCTGTTGGGTTCGCTTGTTCGCCCATCATTTTTTTGAAGTTATCGTGAATTAAGCGAAGTGGTACAAAGAAGAAGTGTGTATCTAGGAATACATTATCCATGATTGGAGCGATTGGTGTAGCTAATCGTCCGAATAATGTCATATTTAGATTTATTGAATCGCCAGGGAGTACTTCGTCTATGTAAGAGGGAATTAATTCTCCTGCGTTGAAAGTTGTTTTGTGTGTGTGATCTCTGTTAAATACTGATCTTGGGATGTCAACCGTTGGTACTTGGCTGAACTGATGTTTCATTACTGATTTTGACATAATTTTTTTTGGCTGTTGAAAGAGTGGGCTGTTTATACTGCGTATGGCTGTTTGTTTTCTCGTTTTACTCGAAAGGTGTCAGTGGGGACAGTTACAACAAGAGAGGTACTGTCCCCAATGCCCCTTTTATGAATCTACTTTATTACTATCTATACTATTGTTAGATTCTGAAATCGGCTCTGATAGTGGAGCGATTGGTTCTGAAGCTGGTGCAGCTTCTTCTTCTGGAAGTAAGCCTAATTGAATGGCTTCTTCTTTATTTGCTTCGTCATCAACGAAGTCTAATAGTTCGGTTACATTGTTATCGAACTTTGCTCTTATATCTGAAGGTAGTTGCTCGAATGAGCTTTTTGCTTCTGCAATGGCAATTTGTGCTGTTTCATAGCTGTTTAGCTGTGTGAAATCTGCATATAATGGTTGACGATCTCCGGTTGGGAGTACGCCTGTACGCATTGCTTTTTTGACGATAGTATTTATATTAACCTCGTCTTTGAATTCTGATTTAGTCCTAGAAGGACTGTTTGAGAAATCGATTGCTGCTTTATTTAATACTCGATTTGAGATTGAATAAGGTGTGTATTTTTGTTCTGTTTTGCTCATAGGTGGTTATAAATTGAGTGATATAAACGCTTGCTTGCAGCGTTGGGTGTTCCAGTTTGAGTTTTTGCTATTTCCTCAACAAGTTTTCCAACGTTTTGAGGTGTTAACCTGGTAGTTGAATTTTTGTTGCTCATACGACTGTTTCCTCCTTTTTAGTCGTAGGGTTTGCCACGAATTCAGGTGTTCCGTCATCAAGTTGTTGAATTTTGCCTGATGAGTCGTCGAATGTTCCAATTCTGTATAAGGAATAGTCGGTAGGGAATTGCGATATTGTTGTAGTTGGATCCGATGCTGCTTGCTCGAATGATCTAATAGCGGTGCTATCATTGATAGAATAGAACGGATTTGAGTACGTTCCGGCTTTTGAGTCTTTGATTGAATAGACATTTAGGTTCATAATATATAGTTAGTATTTGTGTGTTAAAACGCACAATATATAGTTTGTCTAATTGAGATAATCTATGTGCGATTGTAGTGAAAATATGTTATTCTGCTAATAGGTCAAGCATTACTTGAATGATTTCAGGACTAATATGACCTGAAAAGAATGCTATAATGACTATTAAGAGTGTCTTGGGGTTAACTTTGCGTGTAAGTAGTTGGCAAATTAATTTCATAGTGTTCGTGTTTGGGTTTTTTGTCTTAGTTCTGTAATTAGTTCTTTGACGTGTAAGCGTGTAAGATTGTCGAAATCTTCTGATGCTTGTGCATTTTTAAATCTGTTTAATTTTATTTCCTCCAGGAGGGCAGGGTTTTCTTTGTCGAGTTGATCATCGTAATATTTTGGTGGTTTCATTTGTTTGCCACGAATGACAACGTTATCATCTCTGTATGTTTCTTCTTTGTATTTGTCGTAAAATGAGTGTCCGATTCCTTTTCCTCCTTTTCCTCCTCTCGACATTGTTATATATTCTGGCTGTTTACCCTGGTAGTAGTTATCTGCTCCTACGCCATTCATTTTCTTTAATACATACCTCGCCACATAAGCAGCGGTTTCGAAGTTTGCATCTCCAATAGTTGCTAATCCTTTGTGTTGCCATGCTTTATTTAGTGTTTCTGACTCGTATTGTGTGCAGCCTTTATGGCTGTCTTGTATTTGCTTTTTATCGTTAAAATCATATCCGAATAAAATAGCGTGATGATGAGGTCTTTTTAATTGGTCTCCGTATTCACCACAGTGAAAGTAACGGATTTTTCTTCCTGTATTTTTTCTTAGCCGCTTCATGAATTTTTGAAAGTCGGCTTTTACTAATGATCCTGTAGGGTCTATGTTTTTTTCGTCAAATGTTAAGGTTATGAATGAGTTTTCCTCATGTTCTTGCATCTCGTGTACACATCGAATGGCCCATTGCCTGGACTTTTCTAATCTGCATCCTATGCATTGTCCACATGGGAGCTTAACTCCGTAATCGACGTATCCTTGTTTAGGACTGAATGTTACAGACCATTTACCATTATCCGATCTTTCCGTTGATCGGTAGGCTTGTTGGGGTCTGTAGCAAGGCATTTTATAGGCGTGTTCCTCCTCGCATAACTGTTGATGTATTCATATTAAGTTTATGAGTATGATCTGCAGTCTTGCTGAAGTATTTTTTTGATGATCTTTTATTTAATGGTTTTCTATAGTTGTTCATATTTATAGTTCTGGTTTGTTGTGATAGTAACTAGTAGATTTATCTATTATCATAATGTTTAGCTATTTTGCCTGAATGTCTTCCTCTCTGGACATTATTATAAATGTTTCCTGCTGCGTTAGCTGCGTTGACTCCTCCAGCTGATGTGAGTGTCCTTATACCGAATAAACTTTTGCTGCCTAATATTTTATTATTAACAGCAGCGTCTAAAGCACTAGAAGCAGTTGCTGCTTTAATTTGTGCTGATATTAATCGGTTTTGTTGTGCTGCAACTACAGGGTTTTGAATGTTAGGTTGGTATTGCGCTCCTCCAGGAGTAGATGCTCCTCCTTGAGAATATGCTAACATAGGGTTTAATCCTGCTTTTCTCATATCTGCCATTCCTCTTTGATAAGAGGTGTTAGACATTCTTTCTTCAAAGTCCATTTTTTTATTGGCTGAATATGCTGATAATCCGGAGTTTATAGCTGATGCTCCTATTGAGCCTATTGCTCCTATACCTGCCTCTGTTTTATACCATGGAGTATCTACTGATCTAGACATTGTACCTAGATCAATAGTTCCGTTTTTTTGTGTTATAGCGTTATAACCCTTTTGTAAAAGTGCAGATGTTCCTGCACCAGCAAGGGCTGATCCTATAACTTTTTTCCCAAGGTGCTTAGCACCCCAGGATAAAGCTGGGGCTAAAAAAAATGGTAATGGCATTTTAGAAATGGTCTACTAAGCCAGGGACTGAGTAAGTTGGCATTGGTCTAGCTGTACGGCATTGGATATGTGAATCCAATATGAATTGAGGTTCGTTTGTAACGGCTAGTATACGGTCTATAGGTGGGTTATCTTGAATGAAGGTATCTCCGAGGGTAGGAGTACTTGCGAACTCTTGTGATAAGTGCCATAGGTCTAATGAGCCTGTTGCGTCTGAACGGAATTTTCCTGTAATTTTAGAAGGATAGTATCTATATTCTGCCCATCGTTCTTGGTATCCGAATGTTCCTTCATCATTTGCAGCGTTGCCTGTTGCATATATTTCGGAGTTTTTGACTTCTTGCTCACCTAAGTGCGCTAAGGTAGGCCAATAGAAGTCATATTTTGTTTTCCTATCAAACATACGGTTTACCCCGTTTTGATAAGTTAAGTCTGCTCTAGCTGATACTAGACCTATAATGACTCCATGTTCTGTGAATGATTTTGTGAATCCGTCTCCGTTTGATGCGAATGTTCCGTAGCCTGATAAGTTACCTTGCGGTGTTGTTTGAGCTGATGAGATATCAACGAATTGTGCTGATGTTTGAGCTACAGGTGTTACTTGTAAGCGTGTTGTTCCTCCTCCAAGGAATTCAGGTCTTTGTAAGCGTGCGTCAGGGGATACTACATTAAAATGTGATCTTACTATTTCTGTATACCTGGTGCCGCCTCGTGCGTCTTTTTCTGCTAGTTTTTGAAGTTGGAATGCTTCTCTTAAGTCGTTTATTGTAACAGGTGTAGCTGAAGATAAGTCTGTTATTAATCCACTATGATAAGATGCTTGAGTACCAGTTGAAATATAACCTGATGATGCCCATACAGCATCATGTTGAGCTGCTCCTCCAGATTGAGTGGTTTTGCGTAGACCTGATGTTGTAGCTCCTGCACTTGTAGTAAGTTGAAGTGTACCGTCTGCTAATACGGGTGCTGTTCCACCTAATGGTAAGTCTACACCATGTCCTTTTTGTGGCCAAGGTAATGCTGATGTGAAATAATCGTGTCTTTTACCTCTGCGTAAAAGTTGGTATGTGTCGGCTGATGACATATTGTCAGGTCCGTCTCC